GCTTTTATAGCTCGGTGTTCAGTTGTTACACCACACGAAAAGCCCGCCACCGAGTCGGGCTTTTTTGTGCCTGTAAGAATGCAAAAAGCCCCGACAAGTTAGCGTGGGAAAGTAGAGAGGGCGACTCAAGAGGGGACATGAACACCCAAAAGAGACGCCAGATTGCAGAGATAGCCTGCAAGCCTGCCAAGGCCCTCACTGCTCGCGTGAGCGAGGTGAAGCCTGGCAAAAAATCAAATGGACTTGCAGATGTTAAAAGAATGCAGATGCGGTAATTGCAAACGACTTCTCGCCCGTGTAGGTGAGTTCACCGAGCTCCAGATCAAATGTTCCCGGTGTGGGACGTTGAATCATGTGAAGGCCTCGAGCCTCGAGCGATCGCCGTTGAGCGACATGAAAGCGGAATCCTCCGCAACCAATCATTCGACTCAATAGGTAAAAAATGAACGCAGTAACTATCGGTAAGCATGTAGCGAACTTTGACTCGCGCGCGATCAACGGCGTAACCACTGTCGTGGCGCCTTCAGCCAACCCTTCTGGGCTTGTTATCCAGACTGGCAATATCTGCCCCTCCAACGAATCGATGAGTCTGTATGCCGGCCCAATTGCCCCAACTGACGGCGGCGACCTTCGTGTGGCGCTGATTTTTAGCGCAAATGGCAACGGCACACCTGGTTCAAACTCTGAGGTGGTGCTGCCGTACCCACTGCGTATTCCTGCCGGATGGGGGTTGTGGGTAGCTACCTCCGCGACAACAGCGACGTTGCCACTTGCTGTGATGTCGCTGACGTACGACTTGCTGGCATAACGCTGTAAGTAAAGGTGGCCCGCGTACAGCTTGGAGCCATCTGCACCTGCTTCTTTTCTGGCAGCTATACCAGTCACGGCCCTGAGAATGGTTCAGGGGCTATCGCTCCGGAGACCGACGACACTCGGCAAACCGACGTTCGCTGTTCTTCCATATCACGCCACATTCGTGGCACCCCAGCACAATCTCAACCCCTGATATCTGAACAGGAGGCCTCTCTATGCCTGTAGTCATCGACAAGCCGTCGCAGCTGTTTTTCGCCATTGCCGAGACCCTGCGAGGGGCTGGCCTTGGCCTCAAGGTTGGCAGTCACCAGGACTTTGATGGAGTGCTCGATCAAGCCTGGGTGCTGATGGCGATCGAGCGCGATGCCCCGGGCATGCGCAGCCAGGAAGGGCGTATCGCCCATGTCCTGACGATATCGTTGCAAGCCGTGGCGGCTGTGGGGACTGAACCTTCTGGGTTCGAGGCCTGTGACCTGGTCAGCGCGCTGAAGGATCTGGCCACGGATAACCGCTGGGGATTGCCGGCAGCGCAGTGCGATCTGCCCACGAACCTCGAGGGCCTGCCCTCGACCCTGATTCGCGGCGAGCAGCAATACGCCGCCTGGACGCTGTCGTTCACCCAGACGCTGCACCTCGGGCAGCCCTTGCTGGACGACCCGACCGGCATACCGAAGTTCGCCCGCACCTGGGAGGTCTCGAACATCGATGACCCCGACCAATACCAAGCACTGGAGGGCTGAGCCATGTTTGACGAGCTGCTGCGCATGCAGCTGGGCCCGATCATCGAGCGGCTGGCCGAGATGGAAACCGAGCTCGATGACTTGCACCGGCGGGCGGAAAACCATTGCCGGATCGGTGTGTGCCAGGCGGTCGATGCGGCCAGCAACACCTGTCGGGTCAGCCACGGAGAGCTGCTGACCCCGGCGATCCGCTTCTTCAACCCCAGCGCCGGCGCGCAAAGCGAATCGCGGATTCCCTCCGTGGGCGAGCAGTGCCTGCTGTTCAACTACGGTGGCGGCGACGGCGGCGCGCAGTCGGTGGCGCTGTTCGGCCTCAACTGCGACCGCTTTCCACCGGTATCGACCCTGGCCGCGCTGACCCGCCGCCAATACGCCGATGGCACCCAAAGCAGTTATGACGATGCCGGCCATGTCTTGAGCTGGAGCAATGGCCCGACTGCGCTCACCGCTTCCCGCGAGGCGGTCGAGTTGAGCATCGGTCCCGCCCGGCTGGCGATGAGGCCCGAAGCGATCGAGTTGCGGCTGGGCGCGGTGGGCATCTTGCTCGACAGCGACGGCATCCACTTCAGCGGCCCCCTGGTGGAACACCAGGGCCGCGTTATCAGCCCTTGATTAAGAGGCTTCCCATGATTGGAGTCGATAGAAACACCGGCGCCGCGGTCGATGACTGGCTGCAGTTCGTGCAGCGCGCGACCCGCGCCCTGACCACGCCGCTGGGCACGCGGCAGAAGCGCCCGTTGTACGGCTCGCTGATTCCCGACCTGCTGGGCCAGAACCTCGGCGATGACTTGCTGATCCTCGCCCAGAGCCATGCCGCGCAGGCGTTCTACAACGAGCAGAACGGCATCGGCGATTTCGAGCCGCAGGTCATAGTCGCCAGCCGGCGCGGCGCCGGGCTGTTGTTGCGTTTCGCCGGCACCTGGAAAAACCGCCAACAGACGTTCGAGGTCGTGACATGAGCATGCTGATACCCGGTGAACACCAGTTGGCCGAGCCGGCCATTGTCACCGTCGATGAATTCGAGCCACTGCTCGCCGAGTTCAAGACCTTCGTCGTCGATTACGTGGCCCAGCGTTCCCCTGCCAATGCGCAGAAACTCCAGGCCAGCCTGGCCAACGAAAGCGAGCTGCTGACCCTGGCGCTGGAAGCTTTCTGCCTGCGCCTGCAAACCCATGAGCGCAAGTACAACGCCCGCATCAAACAAATGCTGGCCTGGTGGGCCACCGGCAGCAACCTCGATGCCCGGCTGGCGGACATGGGCCTGGAGCGGCAGTTGCTCGACCCGGGCGATCCGGCGGCCTTTCCGCCGGTCCCCGCGGTCTATGAAAGCGACGAAGATGCGCGCCTGCGCTACTACCTGGCGCCCCACGCGCCGGCCGCCGGTTCGCGCATGCAGTACCGCCGCGAAGTCTTCACCCTCGGCGAGCGGCCGACGGTGAAGGTGGACACCACCGCTCCAGGCGTGGTGACCGTCACCTACACCTTCGACCCGGACGGTTACGCGGCACGGATCAAGGATGGCAACGGCCGCCGTACCGCGCCGGGCGAAGTCCAGGTCACCGTGCTCTCGCGGGAAGGCGACGGCACCCCGTCCGAGGACCTGCTCGAAGGCGTGCGCAAACACTTTGCGCGACCGGACGTGAAGCCGGAAACGGATCGGGTGACGGTGCAGGCGGCGCAGATCAAGCCCTACAAGATCCGCGTGGTGGCCAAGATCAACCCGGGCCCCGATTCGGGACTGACCCAGGTCGCCACGCAGCAGCAATTGCAGGCGTACGCCGACAGCTGCCATCGCCTGGAAGGGCGGGTGGATCCGAGCTGGATCGATTACACGCTGCATACGGCAGGTGCGGTACAGCTGGAGATTCTCGAGCCGTTGCAACCGATCGTGACCACGGCTTTCCAGGCGCCGTATTGCACGGGGGTTGAAGTGGAGGTGCGCATCTTATGAGTGACGACACTGCTCGCTTGAGCCTGCTGCCGGCCAACAGCTCGGCGCTGGAAAAGGCCCTCGATCTCGGTTTCGCCCGCTTGCTCGAACGTGTGGACCCGCCCTTTCCCGAACTGATGAGCCCTACCCGGACTCCTGTGGACTTCTTGCCTTATCTGGCGGCAGATCGCGGGGTCAGCGAATGGGATGCGGGGGCCAGTGAGGCCGAAAAGCGCCTCACCGTTTCGCTGTCCTGGCAGATCCAGCGGCAGGCCGGGACTAACAAGGCATTGAGCCACGCCGTCGAGTCCCTGGGCTTCATGCCCAACATCGCGTCCTGGTACGAGCAGCGACCGCAGGGGCATCCCTATACCTTCGATGTGCAGGCAATCATTGTCCGCGACTGGTCCAGCGGTGATCACAACCGCTTGATACGCCGTATCAACGCGGCCAAGAGCGAGCGCGACGACGGCACCATCACCATCGTCCATCAAACCACAGGCGGGGTACGGCTGGCGGCGGGGGCCGATCGCGGTTTGAGCATCGGCGACGACAGCCAGCCAGGGGTTTTGCCCGAGGTGAAGCTGCGCGGCTCGCTGACCATGAGCGGCGGCATGGATACACCGCTGAGCGATGGCGAACTCTGTCTTGACGGAGCACTGCCTGAATTCGGGCTCGGCGCTCGCCTTAACAGTGCCGGGGTTTCCCAGCACTACACCATTAACGACTACGACCTCAGGGCGCAGCTATGACAGACGACATTACGCGCTTGGTTCGCTTCACTTCCGCCGGTCTGGATGAAGTGTTGGCGGCAAAGAACCAAGGCTTGAAAGGGGAGATCACCCACATCGGGGCCGGTACCGGCCGCTACAACCCGGACGGCTCGGAAACTGCCTTGCGCGACGAGCGCCAGCGGGTGGCGATCACGGACTACGAGGACCTGGGCTCGCGCCAGCTGCGGATGGCGGCGCTGTTCGACGGTCCCGATGAATACGAGATCGGTGAGTTCGGTTTCTACCTGGCCAGCGGCACCCTGCTGGCGGTGTATTCGGTGGCCGGCAAGCTGCTGACTTACAAGGCCGGTGCTGCACGGGTGCTGCAAAAGTTCACCCTGGATATTTCGCCGTTGCCGGCGGACAGCGTGACGGTGGTGGTGGGGGCTGAAAACCTCAACGTGCTATTGACCGAGGAGTTTGCCACGGTCGCGACGGCCAATATCAATAATATGGCGAGACACTTGGGCGTCTTGTTTCGTGTTATGAAACTTGAAAGTAAGTGAATGACTTGCGGGTGGCTCGGCATGTTGGTGTTTAAAGTTTTATTGCTGGCTGGCATCTCTCATGCAATAGAGGATACCCGTCGGTGTTTTTAAAATTTGGGTTCTGGTGTGCAGTGCCAGGACAAGTCGAATTGATAATTTAGGGGAGCAATATGGGTATTGAACAGAAGATTGGTGAACTTGTCACGGCAGCAGACAGCCTGACAAAGGTTGTCGACGGCAAAATCACGCAAATCGATGAACGGATGAATGTCGCGCGGGCCGAGTTCGATGAATTCCGCAATAAAAAGGACATGGTCGGCGTGCTCGGTGAACAGGGCACGGTTCTTATGAACGTGTTTCAAGGGGGGGTGTTTGGTACCGGCGGCCCTCAGAATACAGGGGCGTCAGGAGGCTTCTCAGAAGTTGATCTTGGAACCTCGGAAAATGTTTATATGCACCTCAAGCTGCCTATGAATATCAATACACATGATCAGATGTTCTGGTTCAATATTTGCGGTTATTGCTATGGTAGCGCTACGATTGTCGATGAGACTATCGTCGGTTACTGCTATTCGCCTCAGAGGGCGGTTTTGAGTAAAGCAGTTTTCGGGAATATGTCGCCGGAAATTTATACCGATGCCAAAGGCAATGTGGTGATCCGTCTCAAATTTCCTAATATCTATGTGACGACAATTCGTATTGACACAATGCAGGTCGGTATCGGTTCCTTGATTCCTGTTGGTAGTATCAAATCCAAGTTGTCTCTTACAGAAAAGGTGGATTTCTAATTGAGCGAAGTTAATGAAGTAAAGACCCAGTATAAAGTAAATCCTGAGTCTATTGCCCTGGCCGAGTGGGCTTCAATTCGCACGCGCCGCAATCAATTATTGGCCGTTACAGACTCGCTGCAGATTGTGGATAACCCTCTTAACGAGGCGCAGAGCCAGGAGGTAGCGATCTACCGGCAGGCTCTACGTGACGTTCCACAAGATATCGGCGACCCGTTTACGGTCGTATGGCCTGAGCCACCTGCTTTTCTGAAGTAACTCCCCACCGCGAAAGCGGTTTTTTTTCGCCCGCACAAAGCCCCGCCGAGGGGCTTTGGCACTTTTGCGTCTGGAGAAATTCATACATGTCCATCCGCCAGCAATACACCGTCCTCGTGCCATTCCCCACCGGCGGCGGCCACTGGTCGAAGGTCGACCAACAGCTCGACCTGCTCGACGTCGAGGCCAGTGCCTTGCGTGCCGCCGGCCGCCTGGAACTGACCAGCGTCCTCGCGGCGCGCCAATCGGCCGAAGCGGCCACCCCATCCACCGCGGCCAAAAAAGCCGCTGCCAAGAAGGCTGAATAACCATGGCTGAGGTCCTGAACTTCGAGCACAACGGCATTACCGTGAATGCCACCGAATCCCCCGAGGCCATGGGTGGCCTGGGTGACAATGTCATCGGCCTGGTCGGCACCGCGCCGAAGGCCGATCCGCTGATTCCGCGCAATGCGCCGTTTCGCATCAACAGCTTTACCACCCAGGCCCTGCTGGACCCGACCGGCGCCGAGGAAGGCACCCTGTATCACGCGGTGTACCAGATCCTCAAAGTGGTCAAGGTCCCGGTCTATGTGGTGATCGTCGAAGAGGGCGCGACCCCGGCCGACACCGTCAACAACGTGATCGGCGGCGTCGATCCAACCACCGGCCGCAAGCTCGGCCTGGCGGCCCTGGGCAGTGTCCCGGAAGACCTGACCATCATCGGCGCGCCGGGTTTTACCGGTACCAAGGCGGTGGCCGGTGAGTTCGCTGCCTTCGGCAAGCGCATCAAGGCCCGTGTGGTGCTCGACGGCAAGGACGCCGCGGTTGCCGATCAGGTGACCTACAGCAAGGAACTGGGCGGCGCGGACCTGGGTTTCGACCGTTGCCTGGTGGTGCACAACATGCCGGCCGTGTACTCCAAGGCGGCGAAGAAGAACGTGTTCCTGGCGCCGTCGAGCCTGGCCATCGCCGCGCTGGCCAAGGTCAAGCAGTGGGAGAGCCCGGGCAACCAGGTGACCTTCGCCGAAGACGTCTCGCGGACTGTGGAATACAACATCCTCGACACCTCGACCGAGGGCGACCTGCTCAACCGCTACGGCGTCAGCTACTACGCCCGCACGGTGCTCGGCGGTTTCTCGCTGCTGGGTAACCGCTCCATCACCGGCAAGTTCATCAGCTATGTCGGCCTGGAAGACGCGATCAGCCGCAAGCTGGTCAAGGCCGGGCAGAAAGCCATGGCCAAGAACCTGACCAAGTCCTTCATGGACCAGGAGGTCAAGCGCATCAACGACTGGCTGCAGACCCTGGTCGCCGACGAAACCATCCCGGGCGGCAGCGTGTACCTGCACCCCGAGCTGAACAGCGTCGAGAAATACAAAAACGGTACCTGGTACGTGGTCATCGACTACGGCCGCTACGCGCCGAACGAGCACATGGTGTATCAGCTCAACGCCCGCGATGAAATCATCGAGCAGTTCCTGGAGGATGTTCTCTAATGTTTACCAACCGCGTAAGACAGGCCATCGCGGCCACCCTGCAAGGCCTGCCGTTGTCGGCGACCGTGGAAGAGTTCACCCCGCCGAAGATCGAATTCGAAATGGAAGCGATGACCGGTGGACGCTTCATCGCCGAAGAAATGGCCAAGAGCGGCAAGGCGCTGACAGCCACCCTCAAGCTGCAGGGGCTGGGGCCGGAAATCATGCTGGCGCTGGGCGTGAAGCTGGGTGACGACATCCTGCTCAATGTCCGCGAGGCGGGCCAGGACCAGGATGGCAAAACCTGGTTCACCTACCACACCGTGGGCGGCAAGCTGAAATCCCTGGCCGAAACGGCCATGAAGATGAATGAAAAGCCCACCACCACCCTGGAACTCTCCTGCCGTACCTACAACCGCATCGAGAACGGCGTGCCGGTGATCGACATCGACGTGCGCACCCAGAAGTTCGTGCTCAGCGGCGTCGACATTCTCGGCGACGCCCGTCGCGCCGTACTGATGCCGTAACCCGCGACACTTCCCCTCTGTAGGCGCGAGCCGGCTCGCGATGACAGCCTGACAGCCCGCATCGCAAGCGCTGTTCATCTCCTGTCGCGAGCCCGCTTGCTCCTACCTTTTACATAGGAATTCATTCATGTCCTGGACGCCTCCGATCCATGCCCTGCTGTGCCCGATCACTGCCGACGACGAGTCGCAGATCGCGCAGATTCAGCTCAAGCCATTGTTCTACGCCGCGCAGAAAGAAGCGCTGGCCCGCGCCGGCGACGACGAGGACGATCAGTTCTTCGAGCTGGCCAAGCTGGCGACCGGACTGTCGGCCAATGAGCTCGATCGGCTCAAGCGTCCGGACTACGTGAGCATCGCTCAATACGTCCATGACATGTCGACGCGCCCGGCTGCGTACTTCCTCCAGCAGGGCGTCGAGTCTGAAACGGCCCGCGATACCCTCGACGATGGGCCGGCGCAGGATGACCTGGACCAGGTGAACCTGCTGTTGCCACTCGATGTGGCGGGCCAGCGCCTGACTTCCCTGACCCTGGAAATGCCCGCGTTGCGAGCGACCAAGGTGATGAAGAAGCTCAAGACCACCAAGGAGCGCGCCGAGTTCATCACCGCGCATTGCACCGGCCTGATGCTGCCCGATCTGGCGCTGCTCAGCGTGCCTGACTGGACGCAGCTGCAAGAGCGCATCGACGATTTTTTAAACAAACCGGCGGCCTTCTTTCGGAACGCGACATCGAAGTGATTCTCGATGTGGTGCCGCTCATTTACTCGGTAAGTGAGGCGGAAATCCTGGAGTGGGACGCTGGCAAGGCCTTGCGCCGCTACGACATCGCGATCACTCGCCTTGGCGTGAAAGAGGAGTAGAGCGAAATGGCGAACAATCAGTTTTCGCTCAAGAACGCCACCGTGCAACAGCACGGGCTGGCGCCTGTAGGCGTCATGCAGCCAGGCGCCCCCGTGGCGAGCCCGGCGGATGCCGGCCTGTCATCCAGCAGCTTCGTCCTGGCCCTGAATGCCGCCAGCGTGGACATTCGCTTGCTGACCACGGCCATCGACTCGTTGAAGTTGACGCTGTCGTCGCAACGTTCGTTGCCGCTGGCATTCGCCGGCAGCGCCAAGGCCGAGGCTAAAGCCCCCGACAAGGCCGCTGGCGGGCTTCAAGCGCCTGACCTGTTCAAGTCGGCGATGGCGATGGATGCGGCGCTGGCCGATCTGGGGAGAGTGGTTTCTCTCCCCGGCAATGAGCGTGAGGAACTTGCGCAAGACAACTACCGCATGGCCAGTTATCCAGGCATCGCCGCGGGTGGAACCACGGCGGTTGATCTGGCGAAGCTTGAATACGCCGCGGCCAAGGCAGGGATCGAGAACGATAAAGGCGCGTCCCGACGGCAGACCCTGACGGCATTCGGCGGTGATGCCGCGCTCATGGCAACCGCGTTCAAGATGCCGGGCAAGGATGCCGGGGACATGCTGGCCGGTTGGCGCACCTCGATGAAGCTGGACCGCAACCAGGCCCTCGATCTGGCGGATGCGACCAACCACCTCGGCAAGCGTCCGGGAGACGCCGAGGCGGCCGATATCGGGGTGATCCTGCAACGGCATGGCGCTGCCGCCACGGCGGTGGGGCTGGCCCCGGAGCAGGCGGCGGCGCTGACGGCGGCATTGCTCAACACCGGCACGCAAAAGGCCGATGCGGGAGCCGCACTGAAAGGCATCACTGCCGTGCTGGGCAAGGGCGAACCGAAGTCCCAGGCGCAGCAAGCGGCCTTGCAACGGTTGAGTATCGACCCGCTGAAGCTGGAGGGGGCTGGCGCCCTGACCGACCTGCTCAAGGCGCTGCAAGCGCCCGATTTGTCGAGCCGGGAGCGCTCCACGCTGGCCGGCGCGCTGTTCGGTGGCGCGGATGAAGCAGCGTTGCGCCTGTCGCAACAGCTGCCTGAAGTTAAAAAGGCCTTGGCGCAGGTCGCCGACAAGCAGCAGTACGCCACCTCGGAGCTGGGCGACAAGGGCTCGGTACGCCAGTCCGCATCGGCCCAGGCGAATACCTTCGACGCCCGCTTGAACCGGATGAACAGCGCGTTCGGTTCCGCTCTCGCGCCGGTGGCGGAAGGGGCGATGGTGCCTATCGGTGGGGTGGTCGATGGCTTGAGCAGCCTGGCTACGGAGTTTCCGAAGATCGCTGCCGGCCTGGCCTTGGCGGGGGCCGCCATCGCACCGGTGGTGGGCCGCCTGCTCAAGTCGGTGCTGGACGAAGTCTTTACCCAGGTGGCGAAAAAGCTGTTGAGCCTGGCGGCTCCGAGCCTGCCGTCGAGTATTGGCAAGCTGTTCGGCGAGGGCGGGGCCTGCTGTGGTGGCCCTTCGGGCGGCGGTGAAAGCCGCGGCCAGAACAGACAAGAGCGAAGGCGACAGGAGAGGCAAGCAAAGAAAGAGCAGCAAAAGAAACAAGCCAATACGGCAAAACCCGCCCCCAAAAACACCTCTGCCACTGCGCCACGCGCCGGGCTGATGTCGCGCATTGGCCGTGGGTTGAGAGGCAGTTTTGCCGTCGTGCGTTCCGTGTCCGGCCGGGTGGCCAGTCGGCCGCTCAACCTGCTTAGGGCCGGCCTGAATGTGTTCAGGGGTGTGCGTAACCGCGACCCCGGGGCCATTGGTTCCGGCTTGGGCACCTTGGGTGGCTCCTGGGCCGGAGGTGCATCCGGTGCCGCGCTGGGCGCGGCCCTGGGCAGCGTCGTGCCGATCCTCGGCACGGCTGTCGGCGGGTTGGTCGGCGGCGCCATTGGCGGATGGCTGGGCGGCGAGGCGCTCGGCCGGCTCGGCGGCGAGGCGGGGAACCGCCTGAAGTCGCCGGATGAGGTGAGCAAGAACCTGGTGGCCAGCTCGGCTTCCAGCCAGCAGGTCACTTTCGCCCCGGTCGTCAATATCTATGGCCAGGATCAGGCCACCTCCAGGCAACTGGTGGACATGGTGATCCAGCAAATGCAGATGCAGGTCATGCCCCTGATGATGAGCAACCCGCTCGCGGTACGGCGCGACGCGGCCCTGACCGATGGAGTGATGTGATGCGACAGCAGATGGCATTGGGCAATTTCATTTTTGGCCTGTCCGCCGGGTTCGCCTACGAGCGGCTTGAGCGCAAGACGGACGGTGGCTGGGCCAGTATCGACATCGTCACCAGCAAGCCGAAGTCGCAGCAGGTGGGGCAGAAGCTGGAAACGCTGCAGATCAGTGGCAAGTCGATGTACGCCACGGGCATGGCGCGCCTGGACCAGCTGCGCGAGTTGCAGGCCGCCCGTGTGCCCTTGCCGCTGGTGGATGGTATCGGCCGCAACTGGGGGCGCTGGCGGGTCAACCTGGTGACGGAGGTGCAGACCTCCATCATCGATGACGGCACGGCGCTGGTGATCAACTGGACCATCAACCTCGAGGAATTCGTCAATGCGTAGGGTTCGAAGTATTGCCGGCGATTCGGTCAACCTGCTGCTCTACCGCGAGGTGGGACGTTGCGACGATGCAGTCGAGGAAGCGCTCTGGCGCCTCAATCCGCTGCTGGCCGAGAAGGGCCCGGTGCTGCCGGCGGGTGTCTGGGTGATCGTGCCCGAGATCGAGTCTCGGCCGGTGGCTGCAACGCCCGTCTCGGCCTGGGACTAAGGAGGCGCCATGACCCTGGGATTCACCCCGAGCATTGAGCTCTACGGCGCCAATGCCGCACGCTTCAACGAACGACTGATCAGCTGGACGCACATCGATGCGGCAGGCATCGAGTCCGACCAGCTCTCGCTGACCCTCGATATCGAAGGCCTGGAAGGGCTCCCCGAGTTGGGCGGGAAGGTCGGCCTGCGGGTGGGCTATCTGGAGTCGGGGCTGGTGGATCGTGGCGAGTTCGTCATCACCCGCCGCACGCCCAACCTGTTTCCGCCGCGCCTGACCCTGGTGGCCACGGCAGCCCCCTTCCAGGTGGCGGACGCGACCGGCTTCAAGCAGCGCCGCTCCGCCAGCCATGGCCCCACGACCCTCGGCGCGCTGTTTCGCAAGCTGACCTCGCGCCACGGTTTTTCCCCCCGGGTGGCGCCCGAACTGGACTCGATCCCGATCCCGCATGTCGATCAGTGCAACGAGACCGACATGGGCTTTCTGACACGTATTGCCCGCCCGCACGATGCCGTCACCAAACCGTTCAACGAGATGTATGTGCTGGCGCTGCGGGGGCAGGCGAAGTCGCTCTCGGGGAAAACCCTTTCGCCGGTGCGCTTGAGCGTCACCCGGGATAACCGCCCGGGGGATCCGGCGTTCATCTCCGCCAGCATCGATGAGAGCGGCCGGACCAAGCACAAGGGCTGCCAGGCCACCTGGTGGGATTCGGCGGCCGGCAAGGAGCGTGTGGTCAAGTTGGGGCAGACCCCCTTCCAGACCCTGCGCCAGCGTTACCCGGGGGAGGGCGAGGCCCGCAGCGCAGCCCAAGGGGCGATGCGCCGGATCGAGCGCGAAGCGATCAAGCTCAAGCTCGACTGTCCCGGCGACCCGGCCCTGTCGGCCGAGGGGTTGGTGTTGCTGGACAACAGCTGGCCAGCGTTCATGCAGGGCACCTGGTCGATCGACAAGGTGACTGCCAGCGGCAGTCGCGAGAAAAACTATCGCTGCATGATCGAGGCAACCTGCCTGGAGCAGCAGCCTTAATTGCCGGGCCTTGCTCGGCATCCTGTTCTCCCGCGTCCTTCTTCTCTACGGCTCCATCCTGTTGCCCGGGTACCCGATGCCTGGGCGATCCGTTGTGGCCGCGCCTGAAGGTTTCCCATTCACCCGTTGTGGAGCTTCTTCATGAAGATCACTCCGATCCTCACGCAACTGCGCGAGCACTGCCCCGGCCTGGCCAATCAGGTGGCCGTCGGCGTCGATCTCGCGCTGCTGCAAAGCAATACCGCGTTGCCCACCCCCAGCGCCCATGTGACGCCGATCGCCGATCTGGCCAGCCCGAGCACCGGGCAGAACGTTACCCGCCAGGCCATCCGCGACCGCTTGGTGATCACCCTGATACTGGACGCCAGCGACGGCCGGCAGGCCCTGGAGCAACTCGAAAGCCTGCGGGCCGAGTTGTGGCGGGCGCTGGTGGGGTTCAAGCCGGGCGCGGACTACAACCCGATCGAATACGACGGGGGCGAGCTGGTTTCGCTCAGCGCCACGCGGTTGTTCTATCAGCTGCGTTTTTTCGCCGAGTTCCAGCTGGGACGCAACCTCGCCAGCCAGCCGGCGGAAACCTGGCGCGAGCGTGAACTGGATGGCTTGCCGTCCTTTACCGGGGTCACGGTGCGGGTCGATGCCATCGATCCGGCGGACCCCAACCTGCAACACCCGGGGCCCGACGGGCGCCTGGAACTGACTTTCTCTGGAGACGTAACGCAATGAGCAAACGCATCACTGTGCTGCCGGCCGCGGGCCGCGCCGTGCCGGACCCCGAAGCCGGCGACCTGCTGCCGCTGGAAGGCCGTGAAGTCGACGACAACGCCTGGTGGCGCCGGCGTCTGGCCGATGGCGATATCACCCTCAAGGCCGCGAAGGCGGCCAAACCACAAGGAGCCAAATAATGGCGATCGGATTCAGCAATATTCCGGCGGACATTCGTGTGCCGCTGTTCTACGCCGAGATGGACAACTCGGCGGCCAATAGCGCGTCTTCAGCCATGCGCCGACTGATCGTGGCCCAGGTCAACGACAACGTCGCGCCGGCCGAGACCGGCAAGCTGGTGCTGGTGTCCAGCGTCGCGCTGGCCAAGAGCATCGGCGGTCAGGGCTCGATGCTCGCCTCCATGTACGAGACCTGGCGCAAGACCGACCCGGTCGGTGAGATCTGGTGCCTGCCGCTGCACAACGTCGAGGGCAGCGTGGCCAAGGCCGAGCTGAAGTTCACCGGCACCGCCAGCGCCAGCGGCGTGCTCAACCTGTATGTCGGTGGTGTGCGGGTTCAGGCCGCCATCGTCAATGCCGCCACCGCGGCTCAGGCCGCCAGCGCGCTGGCGCTGAAAATCAATGCCGCCGCCGACCTGCCGGTGAGCGCCGCCGCGGTCGAAGGCACCCTGACCCTGACCGCCAAATGGACCGGCGACAGCGCGAACGACATCAGCCTGCAGCTCAACCGCCTGGGCAAGAGCAATGGCGAAGAAACCCCGGCCGGCTTGAGCGTGACGGTCGGCAAAATGGCCGGCGGCGCCGGTGTGCCGGATCAGGTTGCCGCACTGGCGGCCCTGGGCGATGAACCTTTCGAGTTCATCTGCATGCCGTGGACCGACACCGCGACCCTCAACGCCTGGCAAGCCGTCATGGATGACAGCAGCGGTCGCTGGTCCTGGGCCAAGCAACTGTTCGGTCACGTCTACAGCGCCAAGCGCGGCACCGTCGGCACCCTGGTGGCGGCAGGGCAAGCACGCAACGACCAGCACATCACCATCCAGGCCCTGGAGCCGGGCGTACCGCAGCCGTTCTGGGTGCAGGCCGCGGCACTGGCCGCGCGCACCTCGGTGTTCATCTCCGCCGATGCCAGCCGTCCGACCCAGAGCGGCAGCCTGCCGGGTGTCGATCCGGCGCCGGCCAGCGAGCGTTTCACCCTGACCGAGCGTCAGTCGCTGCTCAACTACGGCATCGCCACGGCCTACTACGAAGGCGGTTACGTGCGCATCCAGCGTTCGATCACCACCTACCAGAAGAACGCCTACGGCCAGGCCGACAACTCCTACCTGGACAGCGAAACCATGCACCAGTCGGCCTTTATCGTGCGCCGCCTGCAAAGCGTGATCACCAGCAAGTACGGGCGCCACAAACTGGCCGCCGACGGTACCCGCTTCGGCGCCGGCCAGCCGATCGTGACCCCGAGCACCATCCGCGGCGAGCTGATCGCCCAGTACGCCAAGTTGGAACTGGAAGGCCATGTGGAGAACGCCGAGTTGTTCGCCGAGCACCTGATCGTCGAGCGCGACAGCCAGGACCCAAGCCGGGTCAACGTGCTGTTCCCGCCGGACTACATCAACGGCCTGCGCGTGTTCGCGCTGCTCAACCAATTCCGTCTGCAGTACGATGCGGCGGCCTAAGCCGAGCCTCTTTCACTGCGCTTTTCCAGCCCGCCTGGTGCGGGCTCATTTTTTGGGAGAAACACCATGGGTCAACTGATTGCGGGCACCTGCTACGTCAAAGTGGACGGCGCCCAACTGACCATCAACGGCGGCTGCGAAGCGCCGCTGATGTCCGTGAAACGGGAAACCATCGTGCCGGGTTTCTACAAGGAAACCGACATTGCCCCGTCCTTCAAGGTCACGGCGCTGCACACCCCGGACTTCCCGCTCAAGCAGCTGGTGGCCGGTTCCGACATGACCGTCACCTGCGAGTTCAGCAACGGCAAGGTCTACGTCCTGGCTGGCGCCTACCTGGTGGAAGAGCCGGTTTCCAAGGGTGACGACGCGAGCATCGAACTGAAGTTCGAAGGCATCAAGGGGACCTGGCAATGAGCGATAGCGTAAAGCTGCGTGTGGCCATCGAAGCCCACGGCGAACCGCTGGCCGAACTGACCCTGCGCCGCCCGACGGTGCAGGAAGTGCGGGCGATCAAGGCGCTGCCATACAAGATCGACAAGAGCGAAGAAGTCAGCCTCGACATGGACGTCGCGGCCAAGTACATCGCGGTCTGTGCCGGCATCCCTCCGTCCTCGGTCAACCAGCTCGACCTGGCCGACCTCAACGCCCTGAGCTGGGCGGTCGCGAGTTTTTTCATGAGTGCGGCATCGGAGCCATCAGCGACCTGATCGCGGTTGCCTATGACCTGGCCTGGTTCTGGAAGGTTGACCCCGAACAGATGATGGCCAGGCCACTGGATGTGCTCCGGGAGTCCCTGGAGCACGCGCAACGGATCAATGCGATGCAGCAGGTGCAGTGATGGCGAACATCAATCAAAGCTTGAATCAGACGAGCATCAAACAGCGCCTGAGCGTGACCAACGTACAGACCACGGTGAACATGCTGGTGGTCATGCAAGGCATGCAGAAACTGGACGCCGAGCTGGGCGAGGCGCGCTCGAAAGTCAGCAACTTCAAGAAAAGCATCGAAGACAGCGGCCTGGGCGGGCTGGATTTTTCCGGCCTGATCAAGGGCGGTGGCCTGGCGGCACCGTTCGTGGCGGGGGTCAATTCCGCCATCGAATTCGAGAATCAGGCGGCGCGGGCCAAGCTGGTGGCGCAGGGCATCGAGCCGCCCAAGGATGTGCTGGGCGAGACCGGCACCAACCTGAAGGCGTTCAGCGACAGCGTCGACGATATTTCGCAAAAGTTCGGCAGCGCGCTGCTGCCGGCGGTCAACTCGGTAGTGACCGCCGTGCAACCGCTACTGGGTTTCGTGGCGAAGGTCATTGAAAGCAACCCGCAACTGGTCCAGGGCCTCGCTGCCGGCGCCTTGGCGTTCACCGCGATCCGCGGCGCCATGACCCTGGCCTCGTCCGCCGTGACCCTGTTCAGCAGCGGCCTGCTGGCCTCGCCCATCGGCCTGATCGCCCTGGGGATCGCGGTGGCGGCGGGTCTGATCGTGGCTAACTGGGAACCGCTGTCGGCGTTTTTTGTCACGCTCTGGGCCGGCATCAAGGACGCCGCCACGCAACTGATGGCGGGGTTGAAGACGGTCTTCGGCTGGACCCCGCTGGGGATGGTGATCGCCAATTGGGGAGCGATCACCGGCTTTTTTGCCGGCCTCTGGGAACAGCTCAAGACGATGGCTGCGTCCGTGGTCGACTTCTTCAAGCAGGTGTTTTCCTGGACGCCGCTGGGGCTGGTGATTGAGAACTGGACGCCCCTGAGTGGCCTGTTTTCCGCGCTGTGGGAGTTGCTCAAGGCGTTGTCCGTTCCGGCGATGGACTTCCTCAAAGGCCTGTTCGCCTGGACACCGCTGGGGCTGGTGATCAACAACTGGGGCGCCATCAGCGCTTTCTTCGCCTCGCTCTGGGCCGGCCTGCAAGGTCCGGCGCAGCGGGTCAAGGCCTTCTTCATCGGGCTGTTCGACAGCTCGCCGCTGGGGCTGGTGATCAACAACTGGGGCGCCATCAGCGCCTACTTCGCCTCGCTCTGGGCCGGCCTGCAGGGGCCGGCGCAACAGGTGAAGGACTTCTTCGTCACGTTGTTCGATACCTCGCCACTGGGGATGGTGATCAATAACTGGGGCACGATCGGCACCTACTTCGACGCCATCTGGGCAACCCTGAAAAGTGCGGCGCAGGTCATCAAGGACTTTTTTGTCAGCCTGTTCGAGTGGTCGCCCGTGGGGCAGATCATTGCCAACTGGCAGCCCATCAGCGATGTGTTCGCGGCCCTCTGGGAGGTGTTGAAAGCCCTGGCGGCGCCGGCCATCGAATTCATGCGTGGCCTGTTCGAGTGGTCGCCCCTGGGGCAGATCATCAAGAACTGGGAGCCGATCACCGAGTGGTTCAGTGGCCTGTGGCAACGGCTGCAGGCGGTGATCGCACCGATCAGGGAACTGTTCGACGGTGGTTTCGCCGGCTTCGTCGCCCGCGTCACCGGCAAGGTGGAAAACCTGACCGAGGCGCAGCGGCAAACCAATGCCGAAGGCAAAGGCGCGCTGGCGCCGGCGTTCTTCGGTGGCGGCCAGCCGGCGCCGGGTTCTTCGGCGCTTTCCGCCGGCCTGCCGCAAAGCTCCACTTCGCTGCTGCAGCAGAGCGCGGCCAACAACCGCACGCAATTGCAGGGCGGGCTGACGGTGAGTTTCGAAAACGCCCCGGCGGGCCTGCGTACCAGCGCGCCGCAAATCAACCAACCCGGCGTGGCGCTGTCGTCGCGTGTCGGCTACCGCTCACTTTCGCTAGGAGGTTCCAATGAGCTGGCGTGATCGTTTGTTGCCGGCGTCGTTTCGTGGCGTCGGGTTCTGGGTCGACCAGGCGAAAACCCCGGTCGGCCACAAGGGCCAGTTGCACGAGTACCCGCAGCGTGACCTGCCGTTCTACGAGAGCCTGGGGCGGCAGGCGCGGACCCACGACCTGACGGCGTTCATCGTCGGCGCCGATTGCCTGGAGCAGCGCGACAAGCTGCTCCAGGCGCTGGAGCAGGGCAGCGGTGAACTGGTGCACCCGTGGCTGGGGCGCCTGCAGGTCAAGGTCGGCGAATGCGAGATGACCCAGAGCCGCCAGGACGGCGGCCTGGTGACCTTCACCCTGAAGTTCTACCCCGACCAGCCGTTGCAGTTCCCCAGCGCCACGGTCAACACCCGCCAGCTGCTGCTGGTGTCGGCCGACAGCCTTATCGGCTCGGCGGTGCGCCGCTTCGAGGAGGCCATGACCCTGGTCAAGGCCGCGCGCATCGGCATCGCCGACCTGCGCAACAGCCTCAAGGAGGTCTACGAGACCATCGAGCAGGAGCTCAAGCCGCTGATCGACACCTACCGCGACCTCAACCTGCTGGTGCGGGCGATCAAGGACCTGCCCAAGGAAGTGAGCGCCGAGTTCAAGGGCTTGCTGGGGGACATCAAGGACCTCAAGGACTATGCGCGCAACGGCTACCGCGGCGTGCTGGCCAACGTTTCGCAGCAGGTCGAGGCGGTGAAGAAGATCGACACGCCGAAACTCACCACCGGCAAGGACACCACCGCCGCGGCGCAAGCCATGGCCGACCTGGTGCAGGACGCCGTACTGGTGCGGATCGCCCAGGCCGTGGCGTCGCTGCCGGTGGCGACCCCGGCGGTCAAGCTGAGCGGCACGCCGTCGTTGGCCAAGCAGGCGATCCAGCCGGTGACCCGCGCGGAAGTGCCGGTGGCCGACGAGGTGCTGGCGCTGCGCAATGCGATCAACGAGGCGATCTGGCAGGCCGCGGAAAAAGCCGACGCCCTGCATTACGAGGTGCTCAACGGCCTGCGCCAGCTGGTCTACGGCCACCTCACCGCGGTGGCTTCGTCCGGCGTGCGGCTGGTGGTCAAGAACCCGATGCAGAGCCTGCCGACGGTGGTACTCGCCTATCGGCTGTTCGGCGATGCCACCCGGGCGGCCGAAGTGCAGCAGCGCAACGGCGTGGCCCATCCCGGTTTCCTGCCGCCGACCAACGTCAAAGTGGCGGGGGAGTGAGCCATGGGCAACTTCGATAACCGGGTGCTGTTGACGGTGGACGGCCAGGATTACGGCGGCTGGAAAAGCGTCGAAATCAGCGCCGACCTGGAGCGCCAGTTTCGCACCTTCAAGCTCGACGTGACCTGGCAATGGCCGGGGCAGACCCTGGACCAGCGCATCCGTCCCGGCGCCAAGTGCCAGGTGCGCATCGGCGCCGACCTGTTGCTCAGCGGTCATGTGTTCAAGGCGCCGATCAGCTATGACGGTCGGCAGATCGGCCTGAGCATCGAGGGCAGTTCCCTGACCCAGGACCTGGTGGATTGCGCGGCGATCAACCAGCCCGGCCAATGGCGCGAGCAGAGCCTGCTGAAAATCGTCCAGGCCCTGGCCGCGTCCTACGGCGTCGGGGTGGTCAGCGAGATCGCGGAAACCACGCGGCTGAGCAGCCATAGCATCGTGCCTGGGGAAACCGTGTTCCAGTCCATCGACCGCCTGCTGACGCTGTTCCGGGTGTTCTCCACCGACGACGCCGAAGGCCGGGTGCTGTTGGCCCGGCCGGGCAGCGGCGGGCGCGCGGTGGATGTGCTGGAGCTGGGCAAGAACATCCTTTCGGCCAGCGCGCCGATGGATTTCAGCCAGGTGTTTTCCGAGTACCGGGTGATCGGCCAGCACAAGGGCAACGACCAGAAAAGCGGCGCCGCGGTCAGCGAAGTGTCGGGCGTGGCCAGCGATAGCACGGCCAAGCGCAAGCGGGTCACGGTGATCAACGAGCCGGCGCAACTGACCCAGGAACTGGCCCAGCAACGGGCCGACTGGGAAAGCGCCATTCGCACCGGCAAGGCCCTGACCAGCACCTACAAGGTGCAGGGCTGGCGCCAGAGCAACGGCGAGCTGTGGCGCCACAACACCCTGGTCCGGGTGATCGACCCGGTGCTGGGTTTCGACCAAGACCTGCTGATTTCCAAGGTCACCTACTCGCTCTCCGAGCAGGGCTCGATCACCACCCTGCAGGTGGCGCCGCCCCATACCTTCGACGCCAGCCCCGTGCCCCCCAAAACCTGATGCCGTCCCCTGTAGGAGCGAGCTTGCTCGCGATGGGGGCAACGCGGTGTGCCTGCAAGGCCGCTATCGCGAGCAAGCTCGCTCCTACACCGGGCAAGGAAAAAGCCATGAGCCTACTGACACGCCTGTTGGCGCGCGGCACCGTCGTGCTCGCCAACTCGGCCAACAAACTGCAATCGCTGCAAATGCGCCTGACCGCCGGCGAAGTGAACGACGACATGGAGCACTTCGAACCCTACGGCTTCACCAGCAATCCGCTGGCCGGCGCCGAAGGCATCGCCACCTTTCTCGGCGGCGACCGCTCCCATGCCGTCGTGCTGGTGGTCGCCGACCGCCGTTTTCGCCTCAAGGCCCTGGCCCCCGGCGAAGTGGCGATCTACACCGACGAAGGCGACAAGATTCATTTCAAGCGTGGGCGGATCATCGACATCGAGACCGCCACCCTCAATATCCGCGCCAGCAGCGCGGTGCATATCGACACCCCGACCCTGACCCAGACCGGCAAGATCGTCTCCCAGGGCGACCAGGTCGCTGGCGGCATCAGCCAGATCAAGCATGTGCATGGCGGCGTGCAGTCGGGTAGCGGGCAGACCGGCGCGCCGGCGGGAGGCCAATGATGTTTATCAGCCAAGACCTGCACCGCGCACTGACCCGTGCCGTGCTGATCAGCCTGTTCACCTGGCGTCGCGCGGCGGACGACGACCCGCTGGATGACGAGGAGCGCTTCGGCTGGTGGGGCGACAGCTTTCCCACCGTGGCCGACGACCGCATCGGCTCGCGGCTGTGGCTGCTGCGGCGGGTCAAGCTGACCCGCCAGACCCAGCTCGACGCCGAGTTCTATGCCCGCGAAGCCCTGCAATGGCTGATCGACGATGGCCATTGCAGCGCGGTCGAGATCATCAGCGAACGTCTCGACGACCAGCGCCTGAACCTGCGCACGACGCTGGTCCTGGCCAACGGTGAACGCCTGGACATCAACCCCGATAACAGTTGGCAGGTGACCTATGCCCTTTGATACCCCTTCGCTGCCGGTGCTGATCAAGCGCACCCAAAGCGACCTGGCTAGCGATGCGCTGCGCCAGTCCGATGCGCAAGTGCTGGCCCGTACCCTCGGTGGCGCCGCCTATGGCCTTTACGGCTACCTGGACTGGATCGCCGATCAGATCCTGCCGGACAAGGCCGACGAGTCGACCCTGGAGCGCATCGCCGCGCTGCGCCTCAACCAGCCGCGCAAGGCCGCCCAGGCGGCCAGCGGTTCGGTGAGTTTCACGGCGGCGGCAGGCGCGGTGCTGGACGTCGATACCTTGCTGCAGGCCAGTGACGGCCGCACCTACAAAGTCACCGCCGCCCGCACCACCAGCGCCGGCAGCAACAGCACCACCGTCCAGGCCCTCGATGCCGGCACCCTGGGCAATGCCGAGGCCGGCCTGAACCTGATCCCGGTGCAACCGATCCAGGGCATCGGCAATACCTTCACCGTGCTCGCCCCCGGCCTCGGCGGCGGCGTCGCCGCGGAAAGCCTGGAATCGCTGCGCGCCCGGGTGATCCGCTCCTACCGCATCATCCCCCACGGCGGCTCGGCCCAGGACTATGAAACCTGGGCGCTGGAGTGTCCGGGGATTACCCGGGCGTGGTGTCGTGGCAGCTACCTGGGGCCGGGCACCGTGGGGCTGTTCGTGATGCGCGACGACGATGCGCAACCGATCCCGAACGCCGAGCAACTGGCGGAGGTGAAGGCCTACATCGAACCGCTGCGCCCGGTGACGGCCGAGTTGCATGTGCTGGCGCCGCAGCAATTGCCGGTGACCTACAGCCTGCGGCTGTCGCCGGACACCAGCGCGGTGCGCGCGGCGGTCGAGGCCCAGCTGCGCGATCTGCACAACCGCGAGGCCGGCCTGGGCGACACCTTGTTGATCAGCCATATCCGCGAGGCCATCAGCAGTGCCGCCGGCGAGAACGATCACCGGCTCAGCGCGCCGGCCGCGGATGTCCCCGCCGCCAGTAACCAGTTGCTGACGTTCGGAGGTTGCGTATGGCTGGAGTAAGAACCGCCGCGCAGTACCAGAGCCAACTGCGCAGCCTGCTGCCCAGCGGCCCGGCCTGGGACCCGGAGCGGGTGCCGGAGCTCGAGGAGGTGCTCGAAGGCGTGTCCCAGGAACTGGCCCGCCTCGACGCCCGCGCCGCCGACCTGCTCAACGAAATGGACCCGGCCGGTGCCAGCGAACTGGTCCCGGACTGGGAGCGGGTGATGAACCTGCCCGACCCCTGCCTGGGCCCGACCCCGCTGTTCGACGACCGCCGCCTGGCGGTGCGCCGGCGGCTGCTGGCCGTCGGCAGCCAGGCGCTCGCCTACTACATCGAGATCGCCCATAGCCAGGGCTATCCGAACGCCACCATCACCGAGCTCGAGGCCCCGCGCATGGGCCGCGCACGGTTTGGTGACGCGCATTTCGGCACCTGGCAGGCGCAATTCATGTGGACGCTCAACACCGGTGGACGACTGCTCCTGGGCCGGCGCTTTGGCGCGAGTTACTGGGGCGAGCGTTTCGGCATGAACCCGGGCTCGGCCCTGGAATGCCAGATCCACCGCAGCGCACCGGCCCATACGCGGGTGCACATCAATTATGACTAGGGGATAGACCGATGGATTATCCGAAGAGTGTGCCCAGCGCGGGATTGGTCAATGGCCGGTTCGTCGATGAGAACCCGCTGACCGGCACTCCGGGGTCGTTGATTCCGGCGGACTGGGGCAATGGGGTGACCCAGGAACTGCTGACCGTGATCACGGCGGCCGACCTGACACCCAGCGAGGCGAACCTGACGCAGCTGTTGAGCGCGATTCGCAGCATCAGCCGCAAGAGCGCGGGGCTGGGTATTCAGCGCTTCACCGCCAATGGCAGCTTCACCGTGCCAGAGGGCGTGACGAAGATCTGGCTGAGTGGGTGTGCGGGTGGGGGCGGTGGCGGCGCCTGCCCGGGAGGCACGAGTGCGACGTCTTCCGGTGGCGGTGGAGGCGGTGCCGGGCAGCCGGTTATCCGCTTTCCTGTCTCAGTGACGCCGGGGCAGGTCATTCCCGTGGTGATTGGGGCGGCCGGGGTGGGTGGCAATGGCGCGGTATTGGCGACCAGTGGGGGCAATACATTGGTCGGTACAGCCGGCTCCCTGCTGTCGCTGTCTGGTGGGAACGGAGCTTCTGCTGGGGTCAATCTCCCCGGCTATGTCCCTGGTGCCCCGGGCGGACCGGGTTTTCCTGCGGGAGGTGATGCCACGGATGTTTCATCCAACACTGTCGCTGGCATTGGTGGTCCGGGGGCAAGTGGTCCGTATGGTGCGGGTGGGGGTATCTCCAGATCCGGCACAACTTCTGGGTACGCGGGCAAGCCCGCCTACGGTTATGGCGCGGGTGGCAGCGGCGCGGGAGGCTATTACATCGCGGGTACCGGACTTGCCCAGCCTGGCGGGAATGGCGCCCCAGGTTTCATGCTGATCGAGTGGTGAGCACATGAGCAAACAAATTCTTTATTGCGTGACATCGGGGACGGTCATCGATTGGCAGGACCTCGATCAATTTGCTTATGCCGCTCCAGCTCCCGCGATGAAGGTGCTGCCGGTCACTGCCGAACAATGGAAGCAGAAAGATGCGCTGCATTTCGTACTGGATGGCGAACTGACTCGGGTCGATGTTCCCCCACCCTCCGCGAATCACTACTGGGATGGCAGCCAGTGGGCGCTGGACTCCCAGCAGGCCGTGGCAGCCGCGGAGCAAGAGACAGAGCAACTTTGCCGGCGAGTGGACGCGGAGGCTGACACCGCCCGGCAGATGCTCGGCGGTGACCCGCTGCGTGCCATGGAGTATGCCCAGGCCGCCAGCGACGCCCAGGTGTTCAAGGAGGCCGGCTACCCGAAAAAAGCGGTGCCTCTCGCGGTAAGTGCCTGGGTGGTGAAAGGCCGTACCGCCAAGGAAGCGGCCGACCAGATTCTCGACAAGGCGGCCGAGCTCAGCAGCAAGCTGCTCACACTTCGCACGCTGCGATTGCAGGCAAAAGAGCGCATCCGGGCTCAGGCCAGCAAGGGCAAGCAGGAGGCTGCGAAAGACGCCTGCGAGGCGGCGATTGAGGCGATTCGCAAGGTTGCCAGCGACTGAACTGGAACGCCGTGTTGCGTTTCAAGCAGCCGTCCAACGCGCCTAGGCGGCCAGCGGTTCGGTGAGCTTGCCTGCTCGCCATAGGCAATCAGTGCGCGGCGTACTTCGTCGAAATAGTCCGCAGCCTGGGTTATCCGAGCGCTTCTGTTATTGGACTCCATGCGCCTTGCATGGGGCGCTCGATCATTTCGGTACCTGGAAGGCGCAATTCACTTGACCCCTCAACGCCGATAGCTGTCGCCGGGCCGGTGTTTTGGCCCCAGCGCTTGGTGACAGGCACTGGCAGCGCTCCGCAATACCTGATTCAACCCAGTGCTCCGGCCCATGGGCTGGTGAACATCAATTATGACTAGAGAATAGAGCAATGGATTATCCAAAGAGCGTGCCCGGTGTCGGGCTGCTGAATGGGAAGTTTGTCGACGAAAACCCGGTGGCAGGTACCCCGGGATCATTGATTCCCGCTACCTGGGGAAATGCGGTTACCCAGGAAATCCTGAATGTCATCAAATCGGCCGGTCTGGTCCCCGACGAGGCATCGACCACTCAGTTGCTGCAGGCGATTCAGAGTTTCGCTGCCCGGGATTTCAAGGACTCCGTGCGTGTTGCCACCACGGGCTCCGTTGCCTTGAGTGGTCTGCAAGCCATCGATGGTGTGCAGCTCACGGTCGCCGATCGTGTGCTGGTCAAGGACCAGGCCAATGCGGCGCAGAACGGGCTTTATATCGTTTCGGCCGGCTCCTGGGCGCGAGCGCCGGATGCGGCGCTGGATTATCAGGTGACGTCCAACTTTATCGTCGGGACGGATGAAGGGCAGGTAAACAAGTCGCGTATCTGGCAAATGACCACCACGGGGCCGATTACCGTCGGGGCCACGCCTCAGGTTTTCGAACTGATGGCCGGGGCTACCGGTGTAGCTGCCGGGGAGTATCGGAAAGTAGTGGTCAATGCGCGTGGTCAGGTCACTTCGGGATCGAACCCGACGACCCTGGACGGTTATGCGATTACTGACGCTTACAGCAAGACGGCGACCAATGGGTTGCTGGATGCCAAGATCAGTTCGGATGCCTGCTCCATTGCCGGTTTTGCCAGTGGTAACTCGGCAGCTCCTTATATGCGCAATAGAAACAATAATGAGTATGTGGGGCTGGCCAGGGCTGCGACCACTCTGGGTGGTTATGGCATTAACGATGCGTACACGGCTACTCAAATTAATTCGTTTTTAAGTGAGCGGGTATTAAGAGACGCGATTACTTATGCCGGTTTTGCCAGCAATAACCCGGATTACCCTTACTTCAGAAGGGCCTCTGATAACGGCGTTTACCATCTCCAACTTAGGCTCGGTTTCACTCCCGTGCGCCAGGGTGGAGGAAATGCCCAAGGCTCCAATCAGGTAATGCTGGGCTGGGCCACTGACGGCTCGGGCCTCAGGGCGCAAGTAGATGCTACCGATCTGGGGACTATCTGGACCGATCACATCGGTAACTGGAAGGCAGTGGCTGCCCAGTCCACAGCCGGTACCGGCGCAGTGGGCTCCTACGCCCTGCTGCTGGTTGGCGGCGGTGGTGGTACTGGGCCTAGCTCCCTAGTAGCGGGTGTGAATTGCAGGTACGCAGCCGCGGATGGCAATGACTGGGGCGGTGCACCTGCCGGTACCTGGCGAATTATGGGCGGGGTCAGAAATACGGACGGCGCCAGTTCCGACTCTACAACTCTGTGCTTGAGGGTTTCTTGACATGATGAAAGTACTAAGTGCTCGCACACCTTGCTGGAATGACCAGGCTCATACAACGCTCAACTTGCATGTGATATTCGAAGACACCAAGGACACACTTGGCGAAATCATATTCACCGCCTCTCCTGAAGATCCAGAACCTCATGGCCGGGAGTTGTTTGAACGTGCAGTCGCTTTGGAATTTGGTGATATCGCCGAGCCGGGGGTGGAAATGATAAAGAGCAATGTTCTGTTGCAACGCGCCGAGCTGACCGCAGTTGCCAACTCCGTAGTAGAGAAGTTGCAGGCTGACCTGAATATCCTGCAGGACTCCGTGGAGCTTGAAATTGCCACGGATAAGGAAATCGCGGCCTTGGCCACCAAGAAAGTCTCCCTGAATGCCTGGAAAAAGTACCGGGTGCTGCTGTCGCGAGTACAGGAGCAAGAAGGGTTTCCAACGGTTGTCGAGTGGCCCGAGGGTCCCAGTGAGTGAGGTCTCCCTAGAGGTTGAGTAATGGATTATCCGAATAGTGTTCCCAGTGTTGGTTTGGTAAGTGGTCGATTTGTCGATGAAAATGCGATTTCTGGTGCGCCAGGATCATTGATTCCTGCAGCTTGGGGCAATGGCGTAACCCAAGAAATACTGGCAGTAATAAAAAACGCAGAAATAGCACCGGATGAAAACGATAACGGTCAGTTGCTGAAGGCAGTGCAGGTTATTGTTGGGAAAGCAAGTCCGATGCTTTCAGTAGTGAAAAATATTGCAGTTTCCAGATTGCTGGAGTCTCACGAGCTGGGCTTGTTACTGATTAACGGCGCGGCAGAAACAGTGTCGATAACGCTTCCTCCCAGCAACGCAGGTTTAGGTGTGCGTGACGTTATTGTGCGTCGCGTGGATAACAGCGGCAACCGCTTGGTAGTGCAATGTTCGGGGACTGACAACATCAAGTTCCACACTCATTTGCGTTCTGTCGGTTATCCCTTCCTGGTGCTTATGGGGGCTGGTGACTGGTGGCATTTACGCAGTGATGGGAGCGGTAGTTGGTGGCCGGTCGGACGATTTGATGGCACCGCTTTGGGACGACCTGTATTTGAAACTACGGTGGTTCTGGCCCCTGGTGGGTATGGTGCCTTGAATGGATCAACCCTGAAGCGTACGGAATGGCCCTGGTTGTGGGATCACGCTCAGCAGTCGGGAATGTTGCGTCCTGAAAGTGATCGCGCTGGGGCTTGGTCTCCCGGGGATGGGGCTACTACTTTCCGGACACCCGAGGCGCGCGGTGAGTTTCTGCGGGTCTGGTCCGAGGACAATACAGTCGATCCCGGTCGTACTCCGGGGTCGTGGCAGGCAGGGTCTTTAGTGCATGGGGACAATGGCATGGGAGACAACATCATATTTGCCACTGACATGCTCAACCAGAGGAAGCAACTGGGCTTTGATGTTGGCCATTTAGGGGCATATCCGGGATGTACTGTTAAATACATCTGGCCGGATGCCTCTACTGTGACAAAACTACCTGATTCTGAATTGATGAATCACAGTGGCGTTGCTCGCCCCCGAAACAATGCTTATCCGGGGCGAATCAAGCTTATTTGAGGTTCTTATGGCCAATTATTTAATCAATCAAGTACAAGCCTTAGTGGGGCCGGTGACGTTTCCATTGGTTCCCGGTCTCGGTGTGCAGTTACCGAGTAACGCGGTAGAGCTGCCTCATGAACTTCCGGAGCCTGAGAATGGTTGCGTATGGGCGTGGATAGATAATGCTCCAATCCAGTTGCCTGATCGGCGCGGCGCGATCTATCACATACAAACGGGCACATTGACGCAGTGGACAGAACTCGGCGAGTTACCTGTTGGTTTTACCGACAAGCCTTGGCCGGGTAAGCACTTTATATGGGTAGAGGGTGACTGGGAGCTGGATGAAGTGGCGAAATCTGCTGCTGAGAGCAAAAACGCCCAGGCGGAGCGCGATAGTCGTTTACGTGAAGCGTCGTTACGCATAGCCCCACTTCAATACGCCCTTGAGCTGGGAGAGGCCTCGTCCGAGGAGCAATCCGCCTTGCTGGAGTGGAAACGCTATTGTGTTGCCTTGAACCGTATCGAGCAGCAGCCGGACTATCCCTTTGAAGTTGAGTGGCCAGTGCTCAACCTTGAGGCCCCTCGCGGCCCGCTAAAAAAACTGCGCTCCTTCTTCCGTAGTAAATGAACCTAAGTCAGGGAGAGACTAATGTCTGTGACCGAGGGACAACTCCTCAAAATCATGCCCAACGCCCGCTCCCAAGCGGGCGTTTTTGTTTCTGCGCTTAACACCGCCATGCTGAACCGTCATATCAACACGCCCAAACGCATGGCCGCCTTCCTCGCGCAGGTCGGTCATGAGTCGGGGCAGTTGCGTTATGTGCGGGAGTTGGGCAATGACCAGTACCTGAGCAAATACGACACCGGCAGCCTGGCAGCCCGTCTGGGCAATACCCCGGAGGCCGATGGCGACGGCCAGAAATACCGTGGCCGTGGTCTGATCCAGGTCACTGGTCGCGACAATTACCGGCAATGCAGCCTCGGACTGTTCGGTGACGAGCGTTTGCTGGCGTTGCCCGAATTGTTGGAACAGCCGCAGTGGGCCGCCGAGTCGGCCGCCTGGTTCTGGCAGCAGAACGGTCTTAACGAACTGGCCGACCGCGACCAGTTCAATAGCATCACCCGTCGTATCAACGGCGGCTTGAACGGGCTGGAGGATCGTCTGCAGCTCTGGGCGCGGGCGCGGGAGGTGTTATGCCAGCCTTCGGCCTGATGCCCCTGTCTTACCGGGTAGTAGCTGTCGTCGTGCTGCTGGCCATAGTGGCCGGCGTCGCGGGGACGCTGGCCTGGCAGGTTCAGGAGTGGCGTTTTGGCCGGCAACTGGCGGAGCAGGCCAGGCTGCACGGTGAAGCGCTGAATCAACTGAACCTGGCGGCCGCTGCCCGGCAGCGGGACGAACAGGACAAACGCCTGGCCCTGGAGCAACAGCTGCAAGCCAGCGACCAAACCCATTACCGAGCCCTGAACAATGCCCAACGTGATCAAGGTCGCCTGCGCGACCGTCTTGCCACTGCTGATCTGCGCCTGTCAGTCCTCCTCGACGCCCATGACCGCGCCGCCGGCTGTACAGTGCCTGCCACCGCCACCACCGGCGGCCTGGTTCATGGAGCCCCACGAGCCCGACTTGACCCGGCGCATGCTCAACGAATTATCGGCATCACCGATGCCGGCGACCGGGGACTGATCGCCCTGCAGGCGTGCCAGGCCTACGTCAGGGCGTTGAACCGCTAA